ACATGTAGCATTTCAATATAGAAAAGAGATAGAGAAAAATCTTGGTGTTGCTATGCCTAATGAAGAAAAGCCATTACCAGAAGATACAGAAGAGGAATTATCTAGAGTCACTGCAGAGGCAGCAGAGAAATTATTAAAAGCAAATAATGCGCTTAAGGAGGCGCAAAGCCGACTCGACAAAGAAACCGACACTACGGCAAGAAAAAGTTTACAGCTAGACGTAAATAGCTTAAAAGAGCAACGCCAAAGAATTGTCAAAGAATTTAACAGGATTAATGCTGGCATTCCGCTAAATGCACCGATCCAGGCAGAAGATAAAAAACTGCCAGAGACAGTTATTGATATTGGCACTGGTTCAAGTAAAAACCCGCAAGACATCTCAAAAAAGATGGAATCGTTGTTGCTTAAGCAGCAGCAACTTAGATTCTCAAACAATAAATTAGCGCAAAGTCAAATACAAAAAGAGATTGAAATTCAGCAAATTATTGAATCTCAATTAAAGCCCAGAGAGCTTAATCTCAAGCTTTTAAAAGCTGAAAACGATGAACTTTTTAGAAAAAGAGAAATACTTAAAAAAATATTTGAAGAACCTGCGGCTATTGACAAAAAAATTAAAGACGACAACCTTGCAGGCGTTAGAGCCGGATTTGCGGCTGGTAAAGAAACAGACGACAAGCTTCAAGAGCAAGCTAAAAAGCTTGACGATCTTTACAAAGGCATTGGAAACACTATTCAAACGGGAATATTGGATGCTATTGACACAGGGATTGAAGGATTGATAAACGGAACAAAAGACCTTGGCGAGTCCCTTCAAGAGATTGCGGCAGGAGTCCTTAAAGACATCGGCAAGCAATTGCTTAGTTTTGGCGTAAAGCTGGGCTTGCAGTCTTTAGGTACTAGCCTTTTTGCTGAAGGCGGTTACGTCACCGGCCCAACCAATGCCGTAATCGGAGAAGGTGGCGAACCTGAGTACGTCATTCCAGAATCCAAGATGCGTGAAAGCATGGGACGTTACTCCAGAGGTTCACGCGGTAACTCCGTTATTCCGGCAAGCGGTGGAGGCAGTGACTCATCTGGCGGTGGAACGGCAACACTGGCACCAATTGACGTTCGCTATACCGTGGAACGTATCAACTCGGTCGATTACGTCACTGCTGATCAGTTCCAGGCCGGAATGAGAGAAGCAGCCAGCAGCGGCGCAAAGCAAGGCGAACAACGTGCTTTGTCTACGCTGAGGCAGAACACAACGCAGCGTAGAAGGATTGGAATCTGATGTCTGACTCAACGCTTGCTTTTGCTCACTACCTAACGCTGCGAACGCCAGCATCTACAGGAGGATTCACGTTCCAAAACTATTGGGTGAATGAGGACGCTCCATTTTTCAACGTAGACACAGGAGCAAGGGTTGAATTTGCATTTTTGCCATTTGCCTTTTCTGGGGCAACGGTGACTAAGGCTGGAGACAATCAGCCTGCATCTATTGCTTTTCCCAATAACGAGCTAAGCCGTCCTTTTGCAACGATTGCTGTTCAGGATCAATACATCGCAAACGTTAGAACTGTTTTGATCAACCCAGACGACAAAGAGGATTACACGTTGATCAGTCGTTACGTCGGGCAGATTGTATCTGCAAAATGGTCGTCAATAGCTTTAACGCTTGAGCTTGCTTCAGTGTTTGATGCAGTTGGATCTGACGTTCCACGCAAACGCTTAAACCGTCAGCTAGTCGGCAGCCTGCCTCTCACCAGCCGAGTAAGAGTGTCTTGACTGATCTGATTGATTTGATTGGACGCCCTTACCGTCTTGGCGCTGATGGAACGGAAGAGGACGGCGCGATTGACTGCATCCATCTGGTTTACATAGCCTTGGATCGTCTGGGCATTGAAACCCCACAGTTCAAAAAGTCTTGGTACGGGCAGACCGTTAGACAGTTTGGACGTGATCTATTGAAGTGGGGGGATCGAGTTGACCGGCCTCAGTATGATGGTGACGTGCTATTGCTAAGCGAAGGCAGTCCCGTCTTTGCGGTCTTTTGGAACAAAGGATGTCTCTACATAAACCTGCATCTGAACGCGGTGGCATGGTGCCCTATAGGCACAGAGTCATTCAGCCACTGCTTCCGTATGAAAAGCGTTTAATAGCTGCTTTAGGATGCAGTGAGGAAGAGTATCGTCATTTTTCAGCAGAAGTAGAACGTAAAAGCAAAAAAAGACCTGAAGCGTATGCACACATTCCTGACATCAGGAACGACCCAAGTGGCGGAGTATTAACTTCAATTCTTGTGAGTCTTGTTGTTGGCGCTATTTCGACAGCAGCGTCTTACCTGCTATCTCCTAAACCAAAGCAACCAGACCAACCAGCTGAGATCAGGCGTCGTCAACTTGGCAGCCAGTCTGGACGTACTATTTTTTCGCCTAGCTTTGGCTTTGATTCAGCGCAAGAGCTTGCGGCCTATGGCAACGTTGTGCCTATCGTTTTTACTCGTAGAGAAGAAACGTATGAAACAGGCGGATTGTTAATCTCTCCGCAGCTTGTTTGGTCTCGGATGAAGAGCTGGGGCGGTTATCAAGTTGCAGAGATTGTTGCTGTTGCGGGTCAAGGCAGTATTGCAAAACCCCAACTTGCAGGCATTTTCCTTGGAAACAATGCGCTTGATGGTATTTACGAAGCATATTTTGATTTTTATTGGAACGGTGGCTTTGAAGTCTTGGGCGGCGGTAGTCGTTTGCGTGCGTACAACTTGCGATATGGAGATCTTGCAATTGACGGCAACAATGACAATCCTGGCATAAGCGGAAGCGATCAAGCTTTTTACTGCCCAACTAGAGAGGGCTCAAATCAGCCTGGTTTTTGTGGGGCATTTAGCCCAACATCTCAAACAAGGTTTGGGGTTTACTCTGGGATTCCAAACGGCACGCCAATCCGACCAGATTGGAAAGTAATTTCGATTTTAGACGCTGGCGAAGACGAGCAAAGAGACGAAGCAGCATCAAAAACAAGAAAATACGTTGACGGTTATTTGGCTCTAACTCACCGTTACGGCGGGGCTCTTTCAGGCGGACAAAGAGATTCTGGGATGCCTGGAACGGGGGTTAATTATTGCCGTCGAGTTGGCGTTATTGAGCATCATCCTGTGGGCGGTGGCGTCAATACTGTCACGCATACTGTTGAGGACAGTAGACAGTCAGAAGGTCAGGTTCTTGAAAAGTGGGCAAATTTAACGAAAGAAGTCGAAGTCAATCCAGGCGACAAAATTGTGATCTTACTTGGCAAGGGAAAACAAGAAAGCGAGCCTTTCCCTGAAACCGGAGGGCATGGTTTTCCCCCGGCTGATTTGAGCGACATAAGATCTGCCATCCAGGGAGAGTCCACTAGGTACGACCAACTTTTAAGTCAAGGCTCCACCTGGATGATTGGCAGATCAACTTGGCAGGTTGTTGAGCGTCCCAATGAAAGATACGACGTAGAAAGGCATTCAGCCAATGGATTTAGGATTACTCTGAAGTGCCTTGAGGGCTGGAGCCGCAACCAGCGCAAGATTGGAATTGTAGACCGGCAGGCAATTGAAAGAGAAGATTACTTGCCTTTTTCGGACATTGAAGAATCGTACTACCCAATTCTCAGATATGAGATTGGCACGTTCCAAAATACTAGAGCTTGTGATGTAACTGAAATCGGTATCAAGTCTCAGGTATGGGCAAGATTTAACAACATAACCAACTTCAACACGCTAAAGCCTCCGGGCATAATGGCTCAGTTGAATAACAAAGACGTTCAAGTTACTGAGGGAAAGCTGACCACCTATGCTCACAGGATGTCGCTGTTTGCACTTGACGTTCGTTTAAGTGATTACGACGAGACGGCTACAAATAATAAGGGTTGGACAAACTTAGGGCCATACCTTTTCGCAGTAGTAGGAGATTCGCCTGTTGACATCTATTCGTTTATCAGGGTAACTCACCCTTCGCACAATCAGTTTGAATACAGGCTAAGACCTTTTAACAGCGCCATTCCGACGCAGCAAAGCGCAGGGACAAACACTGTTTTTGTTCTTGATGGAGCGAAAACCCCGTTAAAGAGCTGGAGCGTTTCAACTTATCTTGGCAGCTTCACTCTTGCTGGTCGCGGATATTTTGCTCAGCCGATTGACTATTTTACTCATTTAGAGATGGCAGTCGTCCCCGAAAAGATAACAGACGACGATGGGAAAATTAATCTTGTTTATGGAGGTTTTCAGCCAGATTCGTCAAAGACAAGCGTCAGCTTGGTAAGCATTACAGCAACCGAATCAGCAGGCATTTACACGGCTGGTCAAGCCATTGAGCCAAGAACTTTAAGCAATATTTTGTCAATTGTTGCAAATGAAGATCCTTATTTTGACAACATCGCAGTAGGCACACAAAAGAATGTTAATTGGCAATACACAAGAGACTCAGGGCGTGAAGTTTACATGGACATGTCTATTCGCTCTGTTGAAATCAACTACGACGGAACGGCTAGGAACAGGTGGTGGGAAATTGCAGCCACAGCAATTAGGGACTTCAGTGGCGACTGGAACGCAGGTGATACGTTTATTAAGTTTGCACGAAATACAAACGGGATTCAATTCTCGTTTAAGTATGAGATTGTTTACGGCTCAACCTATCAAGAGTTTGACACTCCTCAATTTGCTACCAGACTGTTCCAGCGTTACAGCGGAGTGGCGGAAGTTTCACATTATGGAGACTTGATCAGCCGCAGCTGTGACAACGGCCCTGAACATGAGCTGATTTATGTCAACGAAACTCTCAGCGAAGAAGATCCTGTTGATTACAAAGGATGCGCTTTGGCTGGATTGAAGTTGAAGTCAAGCGATAACTTTACTCAGCTTGACCAGCTTCGTTGTTATTTAAGGACTGGCGTTGAGGTGGAGCGGTTGCTAGATGGCGATGTTGCTGCCAGTAATCTTCTCACGGATCTGATGTGGTACTTAACCACAAACAAAGACACAGGAACAGGTTCAATTGTTAATTCCGGTTTAATCGACCGAGACGCTTTGATTGTGACTGCCAAGTATTTACGAGCCAATCAGCTGTTCTGGGATGATGTAATCGCTGAGCCTATCAATCTTCGTAGTTGGCTTGCTGCTCAAGCGCCTAGCGTTTTGTGCTTTACAAGCATGAAAAACGGCAAAATGTCGCTTGAGCCTGCGCTTCCTTTCCGCAGCAGCGATGGGGTCATTGATCCATCTCAGCCAGTAGCAATTTCAGGAATGTTTACTGAAGGCAACATCATTGAAGATAGCTTGGAGATTAATTGGCTGGAGCTAGAAGAAAGAAAACTGTTCCAAGCTTCAATCCTTTACACTCGATCCAGACTTAATCAGTTCCCAGAACAAAGAACTCTTGTTGCCCGTTATACAGACGTTGCAAGCAGCTCAGAACTACCTGTTGAGGAATTTAATTTTTCTCATATTCACAGTACCGAGCACGCAAAGAAAGTTGCTCGATATTTTCTTGCGCTTCGCCGCTATCAGACTCACACGATTACGTTCCAAACCTTGCCTTGGGGTTTAAGCCTTGAGCCGGGCAACCTTATTCGGGTTGCTAGTGAGATGAGCCCTTATCGTCCTGAAAACAATGGGGTTATTGACGACAATGGCGGTGTCATCTCTGTAGTCCCACTAGCTGACGGCAATTATTCCGTTTTCTACTGGAACCGTCAAAACGCCGTGATCCAAGAGGGCACGTTAGAAATTAAGAACGGTAAGGCCACTGAGCTGTTTGGAACGGTGTTTTCTGTAAAAGGAGGCTCTAACGAAGATTCGCAGATTTATCAGATTGAGGCTCTTGACGTAAACGAGGATGGGATTGTCACGATTAAAGCCAGCAATTACGCAGTAGACTCAGCAGGTAGAAGCTTACTGGCGCTTGACACGCTAGGCGAGAACAGCAACTTTGAGTTTGTCGGGGGCGATGTGGACTGATGGCATTTCCTACTATTGCGCCAACATCAAGATCGTTTGATTATGGCGACTGGCCTGTAAAGAAATTCAAGTCTCAAAGCGGGTCAGAGGTCAGGATTCTCTATGGGGACAAACGGGTCAACCACACGCTTTCACTTAGTTACCAAAACATTACTGACAGTCAGGCCGAAGAGTTCGCGCAGCATTATTACGACCAAAAAGGCACCTACCA